GGTACCGCCGAGCAACGTAATCGCAGCACGCTGCGCACGCTCCAGCTTCTGCTCGAACGCAAGCCCGAACTCCTGCCGCAGCGACTGCTCCGCGTCGAACCGCGCCTGCTCAGATTGCTCGCGGAAGCGTTGTTGCCCAGCCGCCACCGTCTCGTCGTAGAGCGATGCCACCGCCTGCAACTGTTTGTTGTTTAGTCCGGCCTCGACACCACGTTTGCGCAGGGCTTCGATGTGCTCTTTTTGCAACGCCGGAGCATTGATCTGGTATGCGTTCGGATCCGTCGGAGCACCAAGCCGCTGGAACACGGAACGCCACTCGTCATCCGTCGCCGACTTGCCGGGAAGCGGGATCTTCTCCGCACCGATCATCCGTTGAGCGTGCACATAGCTCTTCGCCAGTGACGCATGGTCCGTAAAGTTCCGCAGCGACGGCTCCGCACGCAGATCTTCCGGCAGGCTGTCGAGAAAGCTGACCGGGGCTGAGGTCGCTACTGCGCCCTGAGACCCCGCGTCAACCGGGGTTGCCTCTTCACTCATCTGGTTGTCCTAACCTTTTCGCGCTCCTCGACGAGCATCCCGGCAATGAGAAGGTACGCATAACGCTGCCCTTCGAGAAACGCTGATTCATTTGGATCGCCGGGGACGTGGGTTGTCTGCTCAAAGCGAAGCCGCTTCCGCAGATCCGCGATCACACGCTGTCCGTCATCAGTGCCGAACGTGCGGCGATACGCCAGTTTCAGTGCCTCGATTTCTGTCATCGAACCGCCTTCACCAGGGGGGCCATTGCGCCGCCGGCCTCGGCCGCCATCATGGCCTGCTGCATCTGCGCCTGCTGCGCCTGCGCCTGCGCCTGCTGGCGACGGACTTCAGCCACCTGCTCATCACTCCGCAGCACCGTCGCCGGGATGCCCGTCGTCTCCGCGATGTAACGGACCAGGCCGTCGGCATCGAGGAAATCCGTCACCGGGGCGACCTGGCCGACCTGCAACATGATCTCCATGCCACGCATCACAGACTGCAAATCGGTCAGCTTCTGCGCCTTGGCAAGGGGCGACACATACTCGATGTCGATGTCCTGACCCTGCAACTCTTCCGGCGCGGGCGGCAACAGGTTCTGACGCAGCATCAGCGCGAAGACCCGCGCAATCACCGGCTGCAATAGTTCCGCCTGCAAGCGGCCCAGCACAGGCCCGAGCAGACGCATCTTCTCTTCATTCCGCTGGAGAACCTCCGTCGCCGTCATCGCAGGCCCGGTCGAAAGCAAGAGCTGATCGACATAGAACGCCTGCCGGATCGCGGCCCGACGCTGTTCTTCCATGTTCAGCCCGAGCGCATTGTTCGCGCCGATGTTCAGCGGCTCCATCCGATCCCGCGTGCCAGCCCGATAGAAGTTCAGCGAACCCGGCGTCGTCCTGATCGGCAGGATGAACCCGTCATCCGGCACCATCAGCGGCGGGTCGATCTGCTTCTGCGCAGCACGGATCGTCACCTCCGACATCTTGTTGACCATCTTCACGTCAGGCAGCGCCGTCATCGCCGGTGAACGCCCGTAGGTCGATACGCTATCCTTCACGAAACGCGGCACCTGAAACGGGAACTCGTCATACCCGCCCTCGCTCAAGAGCGCCTTCGTGGCCGCATGGTAGTAGATCGAGGCAAACGGCTTGTTGCGCGCCGAACGACCAGTCCGCCCCTCACGCGGGACCACAACATGGATGATCTCATGCTCGTTATACGGGTCGTTCTTCAAATCCTTCGCCATCGCCTGCGGCAAGTTGTCCTCGCCGAACCGCATCGCCGCAGCCCGCGCCGACATCTTGAACCGCCGATAGACTGTATCAACCCGCCCCTCGGCATCCTCGGAGATGCAGATCTCGGCGATGTGCCTGCATGAGAAACGCACGCCAACCTGTTGATCTTCCTCGCAATACAGCGCGCCCGTGCCGAACACGACCAGATCGTAGTAAAGCTCGTGGATCTCCTGCTGGAAATTCGAACGGTTGAACGCCTTGTAGAGTTGGTCCTGACAGGCCAGCAGCCACTCGTTCGCCAGATCGTCGGATTGCAGCGCGCGGTTGCGATACTGCAACGAGAACCAAGGCGTACTCGGGCTGGTCAGCATCCCATGCAGCGAAGACGCAAGCAGCTCGACCGCGTGGATCGCCGTGCCGTCAAAGATCAATTCCGTCCGCTTGTCGCCCTCGGTGCGCTTCTTCGTGATGTCCGCCTTGCGAGGCAGCATGTAGTCAGCCAGTTCCTGCCAATGGCTCTCCCAGTTCGACCGCTGCGTGCGCAGTGTCTGATACCGCCGATCCAGCTTCGCAACGATCTCGGGAACCACCATCTCACACCTTCCTTGTCATCAGACTGCCCGGCTTCAAGCCAGCCAGCACACCGCCATGCGTACGGCCCGCCATCCGTTGCTGCATCCGTTCAAGCGGGTCCACCGTCATCGTCATCTTCGCAGGCTGGATCGAGATCTTGCCCATCTTGCCAGCGATGTTCGACGGCTCACGCTTCATGTCAGCCACCCAGCAAAGACCGGCGGCGGGTCGTTTTGCCCTCTTCCTCAGCAGGCGTCAGAAGACCACCGGGGGTGGTCAGGATCGTCGCGCGCCGCCCTTTCAGCAATGCGTCAGCAGCCTCTTGCTCGGCCTGCGTCTTGGCGATGACCGCCGCTCGCTCCGCCCGCGCACCAGCCGCCGTGCCGACATCCATCGCAGGAGTGCCGCGATCACGCTCGGCAGCAGCACGTTCAGCCGGGTCCATGACCAGATCTTCGACACGCTCTTCAAGCTCCTCCTGCGCCTCTTCGACGGGGGTCTGCGGTGTCGGCTTGTTCTCGATAACAGGCTCGGGACGAGGGCCGGTCTCGACGGGTTTCTCAGGCTGGGTGGCGGGCTGCTCGTTGTCCCTGCTCCTGTTCGAGGTGGCCTCCCTCGCCGCCGCAAGAGCCTGCTGCTGACGGGATTCGAGCGTGGCGTAATATTCCGTGGTCTTCGGCTTCACACCGATGTCCATCAGGAACGTGTCCGTCGCACGCTCGACAAACGGCTTGTCGCTGGGCTGATTCTGCAATCCCGTGGCGGCACGTTGCAACTCGCGCTGAGTCCGGCCACCCTTGGTAACAGTGTCGGGGGATGCTACCTGTGTGCTCGTCCTCCCGCCGCCGCCACCAGACGAAGCAGCAGCAGAACCGCCGCCACCACCGCCGCCACCACCGCCGGTGAAGCTCTCAACCACACGGTCGCAGAACATACCCATCAGACATTCCTCCTGTAGATCCCGCCATCATGGGCAAAGCCTAGGCGGCGCAACATCCTTCCCGTCCTCTCTACCATAATCCCGGACGAAACCCCAACAGATACTTGACAGCAGCCCATTTCCCTGCCCCACGCCTCATACGCGCGCAGCAGCCCACGACCCAGCAACATCCCGCGCCGGTCCGGCTTGACATAGAACACCACGTCGAAACCGAACAACTCCCGCGAAAACCAGTTCTCGGCGCACGCAACCAGCAACACACCAGCCACCTCGCCGCCGACCTCCCCGACAAAACCTGTCAGGTTCCACAACCCGGCGCAGTGACTGTCTACCTGCCGCTCAATCTTGTCCCAGCACAACTCAACACGCGAATACACACCCTCACGGTGCAGATCCCGCAACATGCCCAAGACAACCGGGCGATCTGTAGCCTCAAAGCGACGTATCATGCCGCGAACGGATCATAGTCCATGATCGCCTTCTGCTGGGGAACCTTGCCCGCACCGCCACCCTCTCTCAAACCCACCGCCAGATACCGAAACGCATCCGCCGCATGGCTCGACCAGTCATGTACCGGGCTGGCACGGAAGCTGCGCGTCCGCTCGTTGTACGCCCGGTGATACTGCCGCAACGCCTCCAGCCCCGCCTTGCACGCCTCACGGTCAATCCAGATCCGAGGCAACAGCATCTGCGCCGCGTGTATCCCGTCCTCCAACGGCAGGTTCGGCACCACGCGAAAGTTCAAGCCCAAATCCCACGCAACCTCGCGCCGACTCTTTCCAGACCCCAGTTCGCGGACCTCGATATCATGCGGCGCGTTGTGCGTCCCGTAGAGATACCGCCGCTCCGTCAGCACCTTGCAGTAATGCGGCAACCCCTCGCCACGGGCCTCGTAGAAGTCGATCACATGCAGCGAACGGCCCACGCTCTGCGTAAACCAGATCGCCGTGCTGTCGCCGACACCAAGATCCCACCA